ATCTGAGATATATCCTTTGAAACGTCAGTATTACCACTATGGCCACTATTTACTTGAGTCAATGTAATTGCTTGATTACCATTAGCCTCAGCGGGAACACTTGAAACTGTAATTAATCCATTGTGGCCATTAGCATGTTCAATTGCTGCTTTTAACTGCACTAAAAAATCATTTTGTGAAGAAAGACTACCACCAGTTAATGCTAATTGAACAGCAATACCACCAACATTCCCTGCACCAGCCGTCCCACTACCAGTATCAGAATCAGATGCCAATACAGTTCCAGTAGCAACTCCACCCGCAGTTGAGTCTGTAAGAACATATTTTCTTGCACCATTAGTCGATGTCATAGTAATACTTTCTTTTTCACTCATACCAGTATCAGCATCACCGTCATCAACAGTAATTGTAGTGGTAGCATTAACAGCAGCACCTAAGTTCATAACTACTGGATTAATTAAAGATATTATTTTACCACCGTGTAAATGAGCGCCATTTAAAAAATTTAACTCATGAGTTAATTTACTGCTTTCACTATATGTAGAAGTCCCACTACCATTAGTATATTCTAAAACATTTACTTCTCCAGAAGAGGTTCCATCCCATTTTCTATCTAAAAATATTCTAACAGTAGAATGGTCATTATGAAGAACCACTTGACGTAAATAACCTTGAAAGGTGCTACCGATATATACTGGCTTACCATGATATTTTAGTGGGTCTGCAATACTAGACAATGCTCCAGAACCATCTGATATATTGACGTTAGCCCATTTATTTAGATAATCTCCTGTAGGAAAACTAGTTAATGTGCCTAAACTAGTAGTCGAAAACGTAGTATCTTGGGCATTAGCATAATTAATATCTACTCTTCCCAAAGTTAAAGGTAAGTAGGGCGCAACTTCAACAATAGTATTATTGGTTTCCTTAGTAACATTTAATATTGTGAAATCAATTAAAGTATTAATAGTATCAAAAGAAGAATAAGTTTTAGAAGAAGCATTATCATCTAATCTAGTCTGAAACGAATAATCACTTTTTATTTGATTAGTATCGCTAACATAATAACCTACTGCATCAGCAACAGCAACCTCAGAAGAACCGACTAAATCAGTGCTTTCTGCACCTGAACTAGTCAATTTATATCCACTTTCAAAAAAAACACCTTTACCAGACGCCCCAGTTAATGATGTAGCCGAATCTACAAACATATTAGAGTTTAATGCTTTATTAAAAATATAATTTTTAGTATTAGCAGGAACATAATATGCAAATGGACGCCCTACATGAAAATGATTAGAAGCCCTACAAGTTTGTGTTAATTCTACTCTTTTATTATTGCCAACGTTATAAGTAAGAACCTCTCCAGCATAAGATATTGTTCCATCATCATATTTAAAAAATATTTTATCTCCCGCTACTGGGAAATAATCCGCACCATCTACTTGTGGGTGAGTCGCAGCATCACTACCACCACTACCATCACTTGTATGTTTAGTTCTAAAATAAACAATAGCAGAATCGAAATAAGCATAAGCAAAACACCCTAAACTAATAAGTTGTTGAAAAGGACTATTACTTGAATAAATTATATCTTGTGAAAATCTAGCATTTTTATTTATAATTGGAGAAATTAACTTACTGAAATTACTGCGACCAGATAATTCCATTATGGTTTGTCCATGTTCTTTATAGGAATCTATTTTTTCTATTTCTCCATTGAATCTTTCTACTTCGATAACATAACTCCCGCTTAAATAATCTAAAGCAGTATCAGTAGATGAACCGCCGGTAAACCCAACAAGTGTTGTTTGACTTATATCATCAGTAATAGTTTGGTTTCCTTCATGACCAGCAACTGCTTGTGTTAAGGTAATTGCCTGATTACCATTAGCCTCTGTAGGAACAGCAGAAACAAGTATCTTCCCATCATGTCCATTAGCGTGTTCAATAGCCGCTTTTAATTGAACTAAGAAGGCATTCTGTGTAGAATAAGAACCAGTAGTATTCAAAGCAACAGCGATTCCTCCAGTTAAATCACCCCTATATGCTGAGCCAGCAGTAGAAACACCAGTATCAGAATCAGATGCCAATACAGTTCCAGTAGTAACGGTAGTAGTATTAGTATCTACTAAAACATATTTCTTTTCAGTGCCGTCTGTAGATTGGATAGTTATGAATTCCTTTTCAGTCATACCGTTGGCAGCATCTCCATCTGCTACGGTAATTGTAGCGGTAGCAGCAGTAGAACTAAGATAGGATTGTGAATCAAAACTTAAAGTTAATAGCCTAGTATCTTTATTAGCGGCAGTTACAGTAGCCTCCAATAGCCCAAAATCAGAACTAATAAATTTAACATATAAATTAGTAAATCTACTATCTATAAAATTAAAATCAGTTAATAAAGTATTATCCGAATTATTCCATGCTCTACGGTAAATAATGTCATCAGCAGTTAAGGTATAGGAAGAAGTGTTGAATACAAATTCTGATTCAATTCTATTATATGTTTCAAAGGTAATATCTTGTAAATTATGACTTAAAGCATCAATTGTGTTTACTATTAATATTCTTGAGCCTACTTTAACTTCATCTCCGACATTAAAAAGTGTGCCTAAATCAGAATTAGTATGGAAAGTATATTCATTTCCAGTAACATTTGCTTTAACTGTAGCATTTAAATCCATCCATTCATTAAACCCAGATTGATGTAGCCTATGCCTAGCACGATAAGGAGTAAAGGTTTTCAGTTTCTTAGGCATTATTCTAAAAGTATCTGCTATTTTAGTTTCAGCAAAAGAACCTCTTCTTCCAGTAGATTCGTAAATATGAGCATCAATAACATTTGGTGTAAAATTAGATTTAGTAGGTGAAAAATTATAATGTAAGTATCTAGTCGGGCCGGTTATCTGTCTATATGCTGCACTGTCTTGTGGTGCTGCATGGGCGGCACTAATTAGGCCAGTAGCATCCCTTCTAGAATTAGGAAAACAACTATTATTAGCATCTAAATTAAATGCTGTAAGTGGTAAACCGTCATTACAAGTTCCTGCCCCATTATTAGTAATTGGATTATCTAAGTTTCTAAGATTATCAACCATTTTTACCCTTAGAGAATGTTTGCTGTAATCTATTATAGAATTAGAGTAGTCTTGAGAAGTGAGAATAGGAGTTTGGTCAGCCTGAAGAAAGACATTAGTAGTAGAAAGACACATATTATGCTTAACATTATACCTTGTATTATGATTTAATTCATTATTATTATCTAAGTAATCGTTAAAGAAATAAAACAAAGGCCGAGCACATATAATATCATCTTCTATTGTATTTTTTAACCCCGCTGAAACAGCAACCGGATGGTTTGTAGTAGGTATTTTAAGTCTCCAAATTTGATATTTAGTATCTCTTGGTATTTCACTACCCAACCTCGGCTCAAATTCAAAAGCATCTCCAGTAGTGTCTTCATCAATAACTTCAGTTATTTTAGCCATGTGGTGCTGTAAATAATCATCAGAATAAACCAACACAAAATAATAGTATGTGTCTAAGTCCCAATCTGCTCCAGTTAATTGAACTCCTTTTTGGATAGTATTATCGAATGATTTTATTCTGAAACCTTTTGTATTTGCTAAGTTAGAATGCTGCATTCCGCATACTATTGTAATACCCGAACCAGCACTAGTAATAATATTAGAAACACGAAAGGTAGTGCTTGACAATATTTCAGTAACAACTGTATTATCAGGAATATCACTACCATCACTTTTTTTAATACTACAACCAATGTATAAGTTATTAGTATTGCCAGTAGTAGTGATAACTGTGCCTTCGAGAGCATAACTACAACCAGTTAAAGTAAATCCACCCATCGCAGTAAAGGTATTTACATCGCTTGAAGGTGCGAACTCAAAATCAGGCTCAATAACAGTTAATAATCTACTTGCTGAAATATTAACATTGGTATCATTACCGCCATTAACAGTAACAAAGTGAGGATTAGTAGGCACATCATAATTAACCTTACTAAATGTAAGAGCAACAGTAGCACTTGCCGTGGCTGCTCTACTTAATGTAATCTCTGTAGCAGAATTAACGGAAGCAATAATAGTATCTGCTGCTATTCCTGTTCCCGTTACAATCATTCCTTTATACAAAGAAGTTCTTATATCTGTAGGAAGACTGCTAACAGTAGTATTACTATTAGTAGCGCCAGTTAGAACAACTGTTTCTGAACCTTTACTAAGGGCTAATATCTTCATTCATCTGCCTCCTCAAATCTAAGATAAAGTAAAGTATTATCGTAATTAGGTAATAAATTAAGAACTGATGGAAATTGCTTTCTAGTTACATTACTTATACATAATTCATGAATTTCTCCCATAAATTGTTTATTAGAAATGGCTGAATTTGTTCCTGTTGCACCTGTTCCATTAGCACCGATATAAATATCATCTCTACTAAATCTAAAGGTCTTAGTAGAAGAAGTAGTAGTAGTATTTATTAAAGCACCATTTAAATACAGTCTTATTTCATTTGAAAATGAATCAAAAGAACAAGCAATATGAAAGGCATCATTAACATAAGTAGCGTTTTTAAGAGTAGGTAGCCACAAATTAGCAGCAGGAGAATAAGCAGTAAGATTGCTAGTTAGAGCATCATTTAAAGTGATAGTAGTGCCTGATAAACCAGCAATGGTTCCAATAGAATTAAAATCAAATCCATCTCTCATAAAAACTTCTTGCCCTACAAAAAATGGAACTAAAGTATTAACAGTAGTTAAACTAGTTCCATTTGCGTGTGTAAATGTGGCAGCCTTTTCAAAAGCAATCCTTCCCTGAGAATTAAAACCTTCATCATTAGCAGTTGACTCCCACTTAAATGACCTAGTATTAGAAGATAATATTACTTTATCAGAAGTGGCAGTAATAGTCTCATATGTTGGTGGTGAGTTATCGTCACCTATTAACAAAACAACTTTTAGTTTATATTCTGCGGGTTGATTTTCATTATGAGGAGTAGAATTAAGTAAAGATATTTGAAAATTAGTATTATGAAAAATTCGCATTTCATGGCTTATTGCACTACCTCTAGGCATATATGCGTCAGCCTGATAATTTACTTCAGTGCCAGCAGTATAAATAGATTGAGCAAGTGCTGGCATTATTTTAGTAGAAGATATATTAGATAAATTAGGTGGAAAAGCAGACCCATCAACAGCATATCCAGACTTAGTTCCATATCCATTTATATCGTAAGGAGTAACAACTGCTTCAAATGTAAAGCCACCAGTATGCGACCACAACCCATAAGCCACGTCATCATAATCATCAGTATCAGTTTCTCCATCATCATCAGTAGTATCAGGGACATTATCTCTATAATCAATAACTACGTGACCATTACACATAACAGGAAAAACCAACGCTTTTTGTTTGCCAGTTAAAATTTCATACATCCTATCACCTCATGGTAAAACAGTGGCTACTTCAAAGTCTAAACTGAATTCTATATCTACAGCATCAGATGATAATGTGCAATTAAAACTTCTAATAAATCCATTAATGCCTTGTGCAGTAGAACTATCTGGAAAAGCACTAGGTAAGGCTGTTAGTATATTATCTTGTAAATTGGCTGCTCCTCTAGAAGTAAAAGTAAAAGGAATTAAAGTTCCAGAAGAAACATCAGAAGTATCTACCCCACTTCTTTCGGCATAAACACTATCAACAAAAGAAGGTATTAGAATAACTATTTCATCAAAAGCCTGATTTTTTTGGATGCCAGTCGAATCTACTCCAGAATGTATCATTTGCGCTATTTCGTGAGGAGTAAATGTGCGAGAGGTTTGAGTAGAACTACCATCAACTAATGTTTTAACAATTGTGTCCTTAGTTATAAAACCAGAAACATTAATTGTTTTACTAGCCATACCTAAATCTAGTGCAGTTGTAACAGATTCACCAGTAATAAATCCGCTAAAGGGGACATTGAAAGAGGGTATAGTTTTAGAAGTAGAAATTCCAACGGATGTGGCTTTTAAAGAAATAGTATTTACAGATAAATTAGTCCCGCTAAAACTTTTAAATTTAAGATATACATGACTCATTTAATCACCCCATTGTCCTAGAAGAACTAGACCTATTTATTTTATTATTAACCATGCTACCTATTTTATCAGCAATGCGGCGCAGTTCTGAATCTGATGTGTCTCTGGCATTGATAGTTATATTGATAGTATTTTGATTATTTCCCATCATTTTTCTGCTATCTGAATTAGAATGCACTCTAGAGTTTCTTGGTAAATTAACTAATTCCGGCCCTCTTTCTCCAACCATAGTTATTCCTCCTTTAGAAACACCACCACTGGCAAGTCCGGGTATAATGTTTCCTATTGCTTTAACCGCCCAACCAAGTGCAGAAATAAACACTAATCCTAGTGCTACCGGCCAGCCAAATATTAATCCAACAACAACAGTAATAAGTAGCATTATTTTACCAAAGTTTCTCTTAAATCCATCCCAACTACTAAAAGCACGTCCTATAAATTCAGTAAATTTAGTAACTGCTTCTTTAGCAAAAGCCTGAACAAATTCCCAAAGACTTCCTAATAATGCCATTCCTATTCCAATCACTACTTGAAGTGCGCCCCAAGCAATAGTCCAAACACCTTCTATAATTTTCATTAAATCTCCTGACATAAGACCATCCCATAATGTAGTAACTCCTTCCCAAATAGTAGTAAAAGCCCCCGAAGCATTTTTCCACGCTTCTTGTATAAATGACCAAGCGGCTTTGAAACCAGCCATTAAAGGGTCTTTGAAAGCCGCAATTACAGCGGAAATCATAGCAAGATAAAACATACCCATAATTAAAAAGGTTATCATAGGCTTAAGAAGTATAGACCATGCACTTTTAATAATTCGCCTAACTCCTTTCCAACTTTTATTTTGCCATGTTTTCTTCGCAAAGATTCCGGCGGCTTTACCTATACTACCAATTTTTTTAAAGAATTTTATCATTGGTGCTCTTGTTTTATTAAATTCATCTTGTCTGTAATTCTGTTCTAACTGTAGCGAAACTTTAGACATAAAGCGCCCAGTTTTTTCGTTCTGATTTCCACCCCGTTTTAAATACTCTAGCCGTTCTTTATTCTCTCTTCTTTCTACACCTTTTCTTGAAAAAGGATTAGCAGATAGAATTGATAAATTTGCCATTTTTTTACCCATAGTAGTAAACATATTATTGGCTTCTGCGCCATCATCTCCCAATTTTCTAACTAATCCACCAAAGAATCTAAATCCAGTAGATAGTTTATTTACTGCTCTAAACATTCCGGGTGGCATAAACCCATACATTGTTTTTCTCGCAACTGCTGCTTCAAAGCCAAAAATCTTTACCTGTTGACTAGCAGAAGATAATGCTAAATCTAAATATTCAAATATATTTCCGCCCGCTTCAGCACTTCTAAATGCTTTTAGACTCTTAAGACTAAATATCTCAAATTGATGGCCCGCCTCGTTTAATGTCTTTTTTGCTTTATTAAATGCAGCATTTCTTGTTTCAAATTGATTAGTGAGTTTCTTTTCGCTTTCATATACACTGTTATTAATTTTTTTAAGGTTTTGTTGACTCTGAATAAAACCGTTGAGTGTCAGGCTTAATTGTTCTATAGCACCTTTCATTTCACGGAAATTTTCAACAGATTGATTACGACCACCACCTATTCCTCTAACCATAAAATCACCGCATTGTAGTTTTCATTTCTTTACTTATTTTATCCATTTCTTCAGCCTTTAGAGTTTCTATTTCTGTGTGAATTATTAGTAGATTCGATACTAGAGATTGTGGCATTTTATATATTTCTAGAGGGCTTATTGCTAGTGCTTTGGCTAAAGAATAAACGGTAATGAGAGAAAGTATTTCGGGGTCTTGTTTTTTACCCTTAATAACCTCTCTCACTAATCGTTTTTTTCTTCATCCCCTGAAAGTGACTCGAAGGGATTAGGTAAAACTTCCTTAAGTTGATTACCCACATATGGGGTTAATCTGAGAATATCAATTGCCGATAAAGAAGGCTCTGTCTTAACAACGAAGTTTTCAACCATGAATCTAAACATAGCGTTTATATCTAATTTCATATCTTGGTTTTTAGCATCAATTTGCATAACGCTATTCATTGCTTTATCAACCTCAAGCCAAGTAGGTTCTTTAACCCAGACTTTAAGGTATTCATCGCTTTCGGGTGCTACTTTAATATGATGTAGCGTCGGCTCAGTTAGTGCAAAAAGCACTGTTCTATCAGTTATTATTTTTTTTTCCATAATTTTATCCACCTTTAATACCAACATACAAACTAACGGTGTTGGTGGAGTATGATTATTCTAATTTAGATTTCTTTGAGGTCACTTTTTCTTTCGTTTCTTTAGGTTTTATGTCTTTCTTAGGTTTTTTAACTGGTTTAAGTTTCCTTAATTCAATTAAATCACTTCTTGAAACCACAGTATCACCCCTGCAAAACCCAATGGGTTTTTACTGTGCAAGCGTTAAGAGTTCTTGGCATTACTGTTGCTTCAACGGCAATTGGCCCTTTGTCATCTGCCATTGGGAAACTGTTTGCATTAACAAAATAATCGTCGAACTTTAGAATAATATTTTCATTATTGCTTTTTGTAAATGTCAACTCAATGGTTTGGGTAGTATCTTCACTATCATTCAATAAAGCAGTATAGAGAGCATCATCAGTAACATGTCCTGTAAATTGCAGTTCGTAAGTCCTTTGAGCAGGTATAGATTCTTGGACATCTTTACCTCCTACGCCTAAGAATCTTCTATCAGTTAAAGTATTATTCATAGTAAGAGTTAAACTGTTAATTTTAAGGAAAGTGTTTCCTAGCAATTTAAATGTTCCATCAGAAAAGAAGAAAGGTTCTCTTGTTTGGTCTGCATTTACGCTGGACTCATAATTAATAAAGGAGGTTTCATCTGTAACTCCTCTTCTTGCATCATAGACTTCATCTTGAGCAAGAGTATGGACATTTCTTGTTGACAAATCCATAGTCATTTTAACTTCTTCATTTTCATTAGCAGTCATTGTAAGAGTGTTTACTCTACAACCTCTAGCAATCTTAACAAAGTTCAAATCTTCAGCCTCTGCTGCATTATTGGTTCTATATTGATTTGTTCCTGTTAATTTAGAGAAACTTTGTTCTAATGCAAAAGAAGGAAGTAAGTCTCCATCTTGTTCAGCAAAAGTGTAAGTGATTGGCTCAGTTAATGTAGTCGAACCTGCTGGTCGGTCTAAAGAATGGTAAAAATCTAATTGGGCATCACTGGCCTCAAATGGAGTAATAGGAGGACATACTACTCTTCCAACAGTTCTTCTGAAAATAGGGCCGGTTTCAACTATACCGGCAATAACAGCATTGCCACCTGCGGCAACTTCGTTTGTTGTTGCATCCATAGAACGAATTAAAAACTTATTATTATCAGATGAACCGTGAGCCAATGTTTGCCTATGTGTATCGGTTGATAAAGGGGTAGTCAACGCATCTGTGCTGCATGTTAGTGTAGTGCATTTTCCTAAGAAATAATACAACCATGCACCGTGATTAGCAACTAATCCTAAATTTCCTCCACTAAATGATGTGATTCCTTTATATTGATAAGTATAGTTTCTGCTTCCTCCCAAAGAAAGATTCTGTTGTTTCATTTCAACTTCAGTTGTTGGGAAAGTAGCACTTTCAAGAATACCTAGCCACTCGTCAGAAAGAAGTCTTTTTGCTGTATCAGTAGGAGCAGGAACGGGTGCGCCATATGCTTTAATAACAAAATAATCAGTAGAAGCAGCAGATGCATCAGGAGTAATATTTACAGAATTAGCATCATTTGATGTTATTCTATGAGTAGATTGCAAAGCATCGCTGACATTATATCTTTCTAAAAGACAGCCTTTATACAAATTAGTAACTAATTCAAAATCACTATCAAAAAGTGCATTAACTTGAATTATAGATTGTGCTGAACCATCTAAGGCAGAACCGCCGTCTTTTAATCCAACCCCAATGAATAAATCATTTTCTGGTATAAAAGTTATACTTGCCCCGCTTCCTAAAAATATATCTGTATTTGCCATGTTAATCTCTCCTTTTCCTTTACAAACTTACTAAGGGAGTGTTAATGCGAATCTTTTTGCTTCCATTGTAACTTTATATCCAAATAATCTCTTGGCTCTATCGTTTGACTCGCTTCTTGAACCTACAAACAATTGATTAAACTTACTTCCATCACTAGCAGTATAGCCCTTTCGATTACTCTCAAGCACTCTACGAAGTATCAAGTATATAGCCCTTAGCCTATCTTTGCCATAAGAAGCATCTACTCCAGACCTTTCATCATGCAATACTCTAATATGAAGAGTAAAGGAATATGTTTCATGTCTTACATCATAATGAATAGTAGGATATTCCATTGATTGTGAATCTTCAAACACTACAATAGTAGCAGGTGAACGACTTAAATCTACTCTTACTCCTTTATTGGCAGTCATTGTTCTAATATCAATAATATCAGGAGTAACTGCATGACCAGAAGCAATTGTTCCTGCTGAAACTAAAGCAGCAGCCGCTTGACTCCATGTTGTGCCTAAACTAGCATTAGTGTTAGTTAGAATATCTATCAAAAGGCTGACTTCATCCATTTTTCCACCTCATCAAATACTTGTTCTTCGATATGTTTTGCGTATGCTTCTTCTGCAAATTTCATTACTTCTTCATCTGAAAATGATATATCTATTCCTAATTGTTCAGATAAAACATCCATTGCTAATTTTCTTTCTTTTTGAATTTCAATTAATTCTTTCCATTTAGAAAAGTCTACCTTAATCGCCATATCACTCTAGGAAATATACAATATCTCCCTTCCCCGCTAATATATCCATGCCTTCTTTTCGCAGTATATCATACTTTTCTTTAGTAGTAATATTTGCACCTGATTCGGTAATAAGAACACTTTGGTCATCGCTTCTTAGTATTTCGGCAGCAACTAATTTAGTGCTTGCTTCATGAATTGATGAAGGCACTCTAGAATCACCAGCAATATAAGAAACAATAACAGAGTTATTCTTATGATATGGATAATCTCTTAGGAAAAAAATTCTTCCTTCTTCGCCAATAGTCCAATAAGAACCAAGTCTTCTTAAGTCCTCTTTATCAGTAAAATCACTTAATGTGCAAACAGTAGGGATGCTATCAGAAGTAGTGAAAGTTAAAGTGTTAGTTGCGCTTGTTGTAGCAGTAGCACTTAATTCAATATGGGTGGAATCAGTAATAGAAGAGATAGTCGCCCCACTTGGAATACCTGTTCCGCTTACTACCATACCTACTGCTAATTTACTAGAATCAGCCACAGTTAGGGTCGCATCTGTGTTTACTGTAGTGCATGACTGTTTTATCGTTGCTTTTATCACACAATCTGCCCCATCATCTCCAGAAAGTAGGGAGGATATGAGAATTTTAGTGCTTAAATCCTTGTCTCTATCGGCATAGAAAAAGTCAGAAATGGATAAAGAAGAACTAGTTAGGCTCTTTGTTGCAGTAGCCCCTGTAAAAGTAGAAGTAGATGAAGGAAATTGCTCATTAACTAAAGACACTATTTCATTACTAGTAGTCTTAATACCAAAGGTATTACAAAACTCATCATTGCCTAAACTACCTACTACGTTCTCAGCGACCATTTCAAATGCTACTCCACTGTTAGGTAATTCCAAAATAATAGAATATAAATCTCTAAAGTTTTCTTGTAATGATATTTCTGCTTGTGCCGAGGCTAATTCAAGATGTTGACTACCTTGCCAAACTTGTAAAGAAACTATTTTACGAACTTTCATTTGAGACAATTGAACAAAGCCAACATACCCTCCATAATAGGCATGATGAGGAAGCCTAGTAAATTCAAAATTATGATATTCATTTTTAGTTATAATAGGTCTAAAAGAACGCTTTACTTTTTCATCAACAATGCCTTCCACTCTTTTAATGATAGAACCTATTTGGGCTAAGGTAGGATAAGTAGAACCACTAAAGGCAGGAATTTGTAATAAGTTAGCCACTTCAGTAGCATTAGTATAAAATCCCCTACCGTCAGCATAACTAGGATTTATTTCAGTAAAATCACTAGGAGAAATAGTTATTCCCATATCAAACACCCTTTAATTTTTTATTTAGGTCTCTAAGATTACTCTTAATAGTATCTAAAACTGATTTCATTTGAGTATTGACTCCGCTTCTCCCTGTAGGGTTTAAATTAAATTCAGCAGTTTTAGTTGCTTCGATTGTATATTCTACAGAAGCCCCAAGTAAAGCCTCTTCTAATTGCTCAAGGGTATAGCCTGTTGAAGTTCCCGAACTATACTTATCTTTTCCTAACCCACTCGCATCATCCCAGCCAATGCTTTCTTCTTTAGGCTTAATTATCCTAACCTCTGGAATGTATTTTTTCTTTTCTTCAGCAGTTAATGTTTTATAATCCGTTTCTGAAAGTAAGTCACCAGTCTCTTTGTTCTTAAAAGCACCTTCAGATAACTCTTCTATCTCAGATAATGTTGCTTTAGAAGAATATGCTTCATAGTCATTTTTACCGCTTATGTATTTGCCTTCTTCTTTAACATCGCCTATCTTTTTATTTTTTGGCATGTCTTTAGGTTTTATTCTTTTTATTTGCCCATCAACAACTGATGGTTCAGCAGTCCACAGAATATCTTTTTCCTTTTTACCCGTTTCAGGCAACTTACTATATTCTTCAAAAGAAAGTTTTTGCCCTGTTTTTTTATGAACCATATGTCTTAACAAAGTGTATTCTTCTGTAGATGGTTTTTTCTTAGTTGGGTAATTTGCTTCTTCGAGTTTACCTTTTAGCCCTTTACCTTCTTTCATTTCTGTTTTAATATTTCCTAAAATTCTTATAGTATATACTTCGGTAGGGCTAGTTAATTGTCTATTAATCATTTTCATAAAAAGTTTATTATTTTTTTCTATGAAACTATAAGGTGAATCAGCGTCTGTTGTTTTCCACCTATTATTTTCGCTCCTTTTGAAAAGTTCTCCACCTGTGATTTCAGTTTTTTTCGTTCCTTTTGAAAAATGATAACTATAAATTTTATCTCCTAACTTAACTAGTGACTTATCTTGCATTTCTGGATTAGCCCCTATTGCCGCTATTACCTCTGCATTAGTAAAAGGAGAATCCTTCATGTCATTAGTTAAAATAATTTTATTACCAGAAGAAGAGTAAACTTCTCCCTTTTCCGACCCTCCTGTATAAAGCATAGCAGCAGGACTATATCCCGCTTCTGTTCCTTCTCGTTCAAGGTAAAGAGTTTGATAATTCTTTTTATCCTTTTCATTTAATTTATTATAATCTTCTTCAGAAATTTTGTCTTTTGTTTTTATATGAATTCTTTGGTTTCGGGAAGTCACTTCGCCTTCATCATCAAAAACCATTTCGTTTTCTTTATCTGTTTTATATTCTTGTTCCAAAACCCAATTAGTTGCGCTGCCTTCTTTTAGGTCTTGCATTGCTGCTTCTGGAATTACGATACGATGAGGTATTACACCTTTGGCTACAATTATTTTTTGTTTAGTCAATTTAGGTTTAGGAGTTGAGCCGGTTTTTTCTTGTAGCCAATCGACTTTTCCATTCATTAATTCTTCACTATCAAAAGGAGGAAACTCAAACTCAAAGTGAGCATCTAGTATTTGTAAAGATTTATTAAAAGAATAAGAAAAAAGACCTGATGCAAGACCGTCTTGAGTTTCACCCTCTTTTATAACTAAATCATATGAAACTCCATCACCGATTTCAATGTCTTGAATTGAAAACCAGTCATCAAAATCAAAAGAGGGTAGGTCTTCTTGGTTTCTTCCATAAGATAAAGCCCCAGCCCCTAACAATCTTCTTCTTGTTTTATTATCTTCTACGTCAGCAATAGTTTTATTTTTAATATATTCAATATTGCTTTCATTAGTAATGGAGTCGGTCTTAGTTCTAATTTTAGAAAAGCCCTTCCATGCTTCAGCATCTCTTTCTAGTATTGGTTGTAACGGTTGACTTAATATTTTATCATATATTTCCTTAAGTTTCTCTTTAAATTCTTCTTTTTCTTCATCTTTTACACTCTTAAGTGCTTTTTTATAATTAAAAAGAAAAGTTCTTTTAAAACCCCTGTCGTCATTAATAATAAAATTTCTAATTTTATTTTCCATAAAATCATTAGATTTAGGTAAAACCTTTGGCACAGCCCCCCAATAAAAATTAACCATTTAACCATCTCACATTAGCCATTTAGCCCAAGCCGCACCTTTTTGTATGGCTGAACCAAGATGTAATCCGCTCTGTGGAGGTTCGTAACTCATTTGTCCTTGTTGGTCAATCCAATACGGGCGACCATATCCATCATTACCTGATGGTGGAACAGGATAACCTGTGCCATTATTCATAGCAACCTGTCCTTGCTGATATTGCTGCTGTTGTCCCATAACACCAGCCGCTGCCA